TTTCAGTGCTGGTCGGAGTGTTCTGTATGGCACGGTAATAGGTGTCGCCGTAGAGCACTATGCTTCCTGACGGATAGTAGTTGCCCGGATCCCAGATATTGTCTTGAGCAAAAGGTTTGTTCAGTATATCGTTGTATTCTTGAGCACCAACCAAGGGCGTGGCTTTCACTCGCCACAGGTGCGGCAACCAGGTTTGGCTGAAACCTTCTGAAGCAAATGCCGCATCCTGGATCACATAGTAGCGAGGCAGGGCTTTTGGTAGTGCTGTGTTCAGTGGGTTGTAATCGCGGAGATTGGGAAATTCTAGCACGTCACCCGACATCAGTTTGCGACCCATGGTATCGATCATCACGTTATAATGGAAAGTGATGAACAGGGTGTCATTGTTCAAGAACAGGCCAAACTGGCTGAGATCAAAGTCGATATCCTGCTGATTGTAAACACCGCGCATGATATAGATGTCTTGATCGTATTTTCTGTCGCGATTTTCTATCAGCAACAGATCTTCCACGAACAAGGGATTGGTATAGCTGTAGGCTGGTTGTGTGGCATCTTGTGTGCCACCAGTTTGGCTACTGCTATCGTCGCCATGTGGTTGCGGGCCCAGATACTTGTGGACGAAGATGTCCAAGCCGCCAACCTGATACATTTCGGCTATGGTTTGGTCCAAAAACTTGTAATCGTTTTGCCTGTTGGGGCGATAAAGGCTTAATCTGGGCATAGTGCTGTATTTATGGGTAGGTTGACCAGATTTTCCGAAAGTGCTAAAATACACAATGGACCTGGAAGATTGGCAAAAATTGCATGATCGTTTGGATCAAGCACATCGCAACAGCATAGGCGCCAGTATGGGCACCAGAGAATTTTATACCTGGCACCGTGCTGTGTATGAATTGCTGGCACAAGCCGATTCGGAATGGGTCAACTGTCGTCGTCGTGGACGTGGATCTTCCTTGTTTGATGATCTACTGGTCAGGGCAGAGGAAGTATTGAAAAATTTTGAAGCACATATATTGATGGCTAAACTCATGCACAAGGAGCAAAGATGAAAACTCAAACAGCACTCAAACCACTCAAGGCCCTGCACCCGAAATCTCCGGATCTCAAATACACAGGTTCCGAACCCGAATGGCGCACCCAACCCGACACGGAAAATCGCAACAGCAAGTTGATCGCGGCCTTTACTTGGTATGGCTATCACTATGACAAAAAAACCGTGAAAGAGTTTGTGATCGATTGGTTGATCCGCAACGATCGCCAGCGGGATGCCAAAGACTTTGGTCGCGTGCCAGAAAGCACCATCGGCAACCAAGTAGGCTGGTTGTGCCGCATGAACCTCATGGGGTATCAGTTTAATGAACACGAAGAACTCACAGTAGACAATGCCATTGTTGCGCATCTAAAAAGCATTCGTGCTATAAAAGAAGTAATCAAAACAGCGGAAAAAGAGTTGGTCCGAGGTCCTACCATCCAGGATCGCCTGCGTGAAAAAGTCTCAGAGTGTGCGGGCGAACTTGAGGGCATGTTTGACGACTTCATCGTATCCGGCGCCAAAATGTCAGCAGACTTCAAGCCTATCACCATCCTGCGTGGTATGAATGTGGCACCGCAGATGGTGAATACCATCGCCGATCATTGGAAAAATCGCCTAAGCGAATTTGAGGAAGTGCTCGCAGGCCGAGATGCGCAATTGGTAGAAGGTTACAGCCCCTGGAGCAAAATCCAGATCAAAAACTTCGTAAAGTTTGCCGAGCAGGTTATTGCCGACTGTGGCAGTTATGTGCAGATCAAGAAAGTCGAGCGCAAGCCGCGTGCCAAAAAAGCCGTGAGTCCAGAAAAACAAAGTGCCAAGTTCAAGTTTTTGAAAGACTTTGCTGAACTCAAACTCACATCCGAATCACCGGCCAAATTGGTTGGTGCTTCAGAAGCATGGTTGTATGATACCAAAAAACGCAAACTGGTGCATGTGGTAGCAGATACTCATGCAGGCACTGTGAGCGTCAAAGGGTCCAGTATCGTGGGTTTTGACCCTACACTGACGCAACAGAAAACCTTGAGAAAACCTGCAGAACAACTCAAAGCACTTTTGTCAAGTGGTAAACCCGCGGCTCGTAAATACTTCAAAGATATCAAAGCCACGGAGATCAAGTTCAATGGTCGCGGAAATGAAAATCTTGTTATCTTGAAAACCTATTGAAAGATCTAATGTATTCCGTATACCAACACTGGGATCCACTCAAAGTATGCATGGTGGGACGAACATATCCGCCCGAATTTTACAAGTGGATCAAAGATTCGAAGACCCGCGAAAAATTTGAAAATCTTGCACAAGAAACTGAAGAAGATTATCAAGGACTGATTACACTCTTGCAAGATCGATTTGGGGTCCGGGTGGTGAGGCCCCAGTTTCCAGAAAATCTCGATAGTCTTTATATCGATGGCAAATGGGTGCAACCACCCACCGCTCCTCGTGATTATTTTATCATGATCCAGGATCGTTTCTGGATACCGCGAGAGCCAAATGCCAGTCATGCCTGGTCGGTATTTTATCGCCAGAACAAAATGAATTGGTGGCCCGATTATGTGCGTCCAAAAGATTTCTATGATGCTTGGCCTGAGTATGCCGACGATGTTCGTAAGAAGTTTGAAATATTCTGTGGAATAGATCAACAACATCTTGACGCCAAATTGGATTTTTATCCGCATATTTTAAACGAGATAAAGAGCAGTGGCACAGATATAGTTTACACTGATCTCGATTTCATCAATGGGTGCTTTGTGAGTCGCATTGGCCAAGATCTATACTTTGCCACGCAGACTTACTATGATGATAAAAAAGCCATATTAGATCAAGTTAATGCATTATTTCCGACCACGAGAAATCATGTGGTCAATTCGGGCGGTCACGGAGATGCTGTGTATTGCCCTGTTACACCAGGTTTGATAGTCAGTCTCAATGATGTGCCCACCTATGCGGATACTTTTCCAGGATGGGAAGTGGTGTATCTACCACCCAGCAATTATGCCCACATGAGAGAGTTTGAGTTCAGTATGAAACGCAACAAAGGACGGTGGTTTATGCCGGGATTTGAGCAAGATAACAATCTCATAAACATGGTAGATCATTACTTTGATGAATGGGTTGGACAGGTGTCAGAAACTGTGTTTGATGTCAATATCCTGATCGTAGATCCCAAAAATATCGTGGTTTCTACCCACAACGATCGAGTCGAAAAAGCCTGTGCGCGACACGGTATAGAAGTGCATGTTGTCCCGTTCCGACACAAATATTTTTGGGACTGTGGTATTCATTGTGTGACCAATGACATTTCACGTGAGGGCCATTGTCAGGACTTCTTCCGCTAAATAGTTGTATAGGAGCCTGTAATGGTAGATCAGACTGCATCAACGCTAGAAACATTAAAGCAAAACCTCATCGAATATGTGCAACTCCAGTTGGGCGATCAGATCATCGATCTTGAGTTAGATCCTGCACACTATGAAGCGGCCTATCAACGAACCATCGGCACCTATCGCCAACGAGCAGAAAATGCCTACGAAGAATGCTATATCTTCCTGCCGTTGATAGAAAACGTCAACATCTACACGCTACCGCAAGAAGTTCAAGTTGTGCGCCAAGTGTTCCGCCGCACCATTGGCAACATACAAGGCCCATACAGTTCCAGTTTTGATCCGTTCTCCAGTGCCACGCTGAACACCTATTTGTTGAACTACAGTTCTGCTGGTGGGTTGGCCACTTATGATTTCTATACCCAATATGTAGAGTTGGCAGCCAGGATGTTTGGTGGTTTCATGAACTACACCTACAACCCTGTCACCAAGCAGATACAGTTCATGCGTGATCCCAAAGGTGAAGGTGAAGTGCTTTTGCTGTGGGTATATCAACTCAAACCCGAAATTGCTTTGCTGGCCAATATCCAGATCCAACAGTGGATCCGCGATTATATGGTAGCCGCATGCAAAATGATCATCGGCGAAGCACGTGAAAAGTTTGCCCAGATCGCCGGACCACAGGGCGGGACCAGCCTCAATGGTGCGGCCATGAAAACCGAAGCCAAAGAAGCCATGGACATACTCATAGATGAACTCAAACGCTATGTGGATGCCAGCCAACCGCTGACTTTTGTCATTGGCTAACAACTCTCTAGCATCTAACCAAAATCTCTGTTATAATCATTGAATGGATTTAATGATTGACATAGAGGGTCTTGCGACCACACCCGACACCACCATACTGACCATAGCGGCCCAGGAGTTCAATCCCTTGGAGCGTGGCTTTTTTGGTAGAGAATTCTATGCCCGGGTCACGCTGGAAAGCCAAGAAGGCCGCGCCATAGATGAAAGCACACTGCAATGGTGGGCCACCCAACCCGCAGACATCCGCGAAGAAGCATTTGGCGAGGACAATCGCATACCTTTGCGTGAAGCCCTGGAAGGCCTGCATCGCTTGGCCTGGCACGCTAGGCATGTTTGGGCCCAAGGACCGACCTATGACATGAACATCCTAGAGCATGCTTACAAGAGTGAAAACATGGCCCTGCCCTGGAAGTTTTTCTCTGTGCGAGACAGCCGCACCCTGTTTAGTTTGGTACCCAATCTACAAAAATACCCTGCCAGCCATCATGCCCTGGAAGATTGCCGGAGGCAGATACGGTTATTGTGGGACTGTTTGGAATATCTCAAAGTAAAGGAACTGGTATGATCATAGGAGTATGCGGATTCATAGGTTCAGGCAAAGATACCATCGCTGATTATCTTGTGAACATACATCAATTCCGTAGAGAAAGTTTCGCCAACACGCTGAAAGATGCCTGTGCGGCTGTGTTTGGCTGGGATCGCACCATGCTGGAAGGGCGCACCAAACAGGCCCGTGAATGGCGCGAGCAAGTGGATGAGTGGTGGTCAAAGCGTCTAGGACAAGTGATCACACCACGTTGGGTGCTACAGTATTGGGGCACTGAAGTGTGCCGTCGGGCTTTCCATGACGATATCTGGATTGCCAGCCTTGAAAACAAACTGCGCACATCACAGGATGATGTGGTGATTTCTGACTGTCGTTTCCCTAATGAGATTAGTGCTATCCGG